TTTTTTATTTACAGGGAAGGGAATAGAATACAGAGTATTCTATGGAAGAGTAGAGGGAAAGGAGGGAAGGTGGGAAAGGAGGTGGGAAAGTGGGAAATCCTGCCCCGAATATGACAAAGTCCCTCATGAAGGGTCTTTCAGAAATAGTTTGTCAAATAGAGGGCAAGATTTCCCACTTTCCCACCTCCGCCCGTTTAGCCTTGATGCCCTACATCTTCGTCATCGGTATCGCATTCTTCTACCTTCAACACTAGTCCGTGAATGCGTTCGCAATCGACTGTTTTTCCAGAGATTTTTACCTTGTTATTGCGGAACTGTTTCTTCAACACGATATGAGTATGAATCAAATCACTGAAGGCTTTCTTGTTCAGATTACGCTTTTCTAGCTTGGTAAGGTTAGAATACAGATCACTTGCCTTATATAAGTCAAACACGTCTTTGAGCTTGACAAACTGCTTGTCAAAATCAGCAGCAGGTTCGTAATTCTCCATTACCCAGCCATACATCTCGTCGCTGCCCAAAACATATTGCTTAGATAGGTTCTTAATGCGTTCAGGAATGTAAAGGGTCTTATCTGCATTTTCCAAGATATAGTGAAACATAGCAGAAGCGTGTTCTTTTTGGTAAGCATCAGTCTTGTAAAGAGTATTTCCTTGAAAGATGCCTCTACTCTCATCTACATCATTGGGGTTAGACACGAATGTGCTTTCAAACGGAATATCCACAATTCGTTCTAGGACACTCGTATCCATACGACCGCTCAACATAGGTTTCTTGTTACACTCGACGACAGACACACAATGCAGCTCTGTTTTGGTGTTCCCATTGTATAGACCACGAGCTGAGATTTCATTACCGCCAGTTATTTCTTTGATGATACCCATTTGCAATTTCGTTCCATCTTCGGGTTCGTTGCTAAGGACCATTCTTTTCTTATGCATATTCGCAAGTTCAGGATTAGCTCCAGTTTTTTTAACATCTTTGGTCAAAACTTCAATAGATAGTTTGTAGGCATACGCTCCTAACAGTTTGAACATAAGTTCGTTGATCAATCCCTTGCCGTTTCTGCCTCCGCCATTCGCAAGGAACAATTTCTCAGGGTGCTCTCCTGATAGACACATTCTCAACATGCTCAAATAACATTTTCCTACCTCAGGATCAGGAAAGATGCTTTCAAAAACACTTTTAACATTTTGCATTTGTTCTGTAGTTGGTTTGACATATTCATAACCAGTATTTTGAGTGATGTAGTCCTCTTTTTTGATGTTATACGCCTGTCCAGTCTGTAGATCAAACGCTTGATTTTTAAAAGCAAAGACATAGGGCTTGTTATCAAATATGTCTTCGGTATCGCAGTGGTCGCTATACATTTTGTCAATTACACAGCGGGTGACATTAGAGATTTTATTTGCACTGCAGATTAGTTTAAGAATGTTAAGAGTAGAGACGTATTCTTTGTCTTTTACAGTAGTCAAGATCTTTTCAAAATATTCTCTGATAGTATCACCAATCATTGTTCTCAAAATGTGCGGTTCTTTCTTTTCAAGAACCCTCCACTGATTTTTATAAAAGACGTGCATTACACCGTTTGAAACGATGCAGCAGTCACCTTTTAAGCTCATAAACAATTCTGCGTAGTCTCTGTCAGTCGGTTCTGTAGGGAATGGCTTTGCTGTCATCTTATGGTATTCAGTTGGATTTGATTTCTTGGCGTAGTAGCGAATCGTACCCTCGCTTACAGTGATGAAATCTACCGAATACTGTTCCCACGCACTTTCAAAGCCGCTATCAGAATATCTGTCGCTTTTCTTAGACCACTCCCTCGCTTCATCTTCAGTGAAACCGCATTTCTTCATCGCATAGACAATTTTGAGCCAGTCATCTCGGTTGTCGCAATATTCCATCGCAATCAATTCCACCAATTGTTTCAGCAAGTCAATACTGCTTGATTCGCCTACTTCCGTGTTTTTCTTTTTTGGCTCGAAAGTCCCTTCTTTGAAACATTTCTTGATTTGTTCAGGATACAGAAAGCATGGTTCATCACCAAACCATTCTTTTCCTTCTTTTTCAAAAACCTTTTCGCCTAGAAAGTCAATCTCAGCGGTAGGCCGTCCGATTTTCACGAGATTTTTCTTAAACATATCAAGCTTTTCTTTCGGCATTTGTAGCCACACGTGAAAGCCTTTAGTGTTGCCTACAGTATAGAGGCTATCAATTTCAGTGTCTGCGTAGAACTGCTCTAGAGAATAGTTAGGATCATCAATATCGATAACGACATAGTTCGTGTCTTTGAGATAATAGCAGCACGAGATGTAGTAGCCGTCAATAAGTTTTTGCCTTGCTTGTTCTAGAGACCATTTCTTGCCGATGCCAAAAGGCACACCTTTTCCCTTAATGATCGGAAGAGCGATAAACTCGTGAGGGATTTCTTTGAGAAACGATGGCTGATTCATTCGTATATATCTTACGTAAGATTATATTTATGTCAATTTTACGACAATAGATATTATAGAAAGAAGTCCGGTTCAATTCTCAAAAGCTCCTTAACTCTTTGTTTATAGTGATAACGCTTAAGTTTATCAATACGTTGAATCTCCATATATTTGTCTCGATTAAGCTCACGCCATTTCTTGACATACTCATAGTTTTTAGCATGGGTCATACTTCTTACTTATACTTACATAAGATTTCTTTTTAACTTATTTAAAACAAAAGTCTTACATATATACAATGGAACTCAACAGCGAACAAACCTATCAATTGCATAAGATGCTTAAGCGATCGAAAGCTTATGACACGATGACTCCACTAATTGGTGACATCTATCTTTTTTCTTCTCTAGACGGAAGGAAACGAGCTGTCTACTGCGATTCCAAAACCTTTTCTGTGTTTAAGGCTCAGACACAAGAAGAGGATTATATTGACGATGCTCCCTATCGGAAGCGGCGTTATCGTAAGTAATTGAGTAATTTTATATTCACATAGAATATAAAATGACTATCACGCCAGGGAATCCAATCACGATTAAAATCCACAATAACGCATACGCTAGATTTCATCAGATATTCTGCAGATTCGCAAGGAAGCCCATGTTTCAGTATCAATATGAAGAAAACACTTTGGCAACCTTTTGGACCGATGAAGAGACCGAGCAGATATATATTCATCCTGACGACTTCCGTGATTTTCATATCGCTACGGATATTAACCAGCCCGAGTATGATGAAGTAATGACCATTTTACAGTATCCCGATTAAATTATCTCCTGCTATATGTATATGCCGCTTGAAATTAAAGAACATAGCCAAGACAAACTTAGCGTGAAAAACACGGCGAATAATTTAGACCAAAAACTAGCAGACATGCCTGACCCTTTGCCCAACTATTCAGGATTTAATATGATCATTGCTGGATCATCGGGCAGCGGCAAGACAACTTTACTCTATTCTCTTATGTTGAGGAAAAAGGTGAAGGGTATCCGTCAAAGTTATCGAGGTATTTTTGACCACGTATATATCGTGTCTCCAACGATGGGAAGCAAAAGTATGAAGAAAGATGAGTTTTCTAAACTACCTGAAGATCAGATATACCGAGAACTAAATATGGAAACTGTAATGGACCTTGACAAGAGACTCGAGCGTAACAGAGAGGACGACGAACATTCAATTGTCATCTTTGATGATGTAGGCAGCCAACTCAGAAAGTCGGCACAAGTTGAGAAGAAGCTCGTTCAATTGGTTCAAAATAGAAGACATTTATTCACAAGCACAATATTTATCGTCCAAAAGTTTCGTGACTTGCCTACTGGTCTAAGATCTAATATGTCGCACTTCGCAACATTTCGCCCGAAAAACATACCCGAGCGTGATGCAATCATGTCTGAACTATTCCCTTTTAAGCGAGATGATACCGATCAGATTTTTGATTACGTTTTTGAAAAGGACGATGCAAAGGATAGGTTCTCATTCCTACTTGTAGATCTCTCGTTGAAGAAATCGTCTAAATACCGATATTTCAAAAACTTTAACCAGCTTGATTTTTAAATCTCTCCTTATGTATATATGCCAATTCAGAAAAAGAAAAAGAAAAAGCCAAAGCCAAAGGAGAAGACACCAGCGGTGAGCCAGAAGGTTACTCAGATCGTGCGTGTGAATGTAGGCGATACTAAGCCCAAGCCAAGACGCAGACGAGCGCCCGTCAAGAAAAAAGAACAGCCATTTGCATTTGGAGGAGGCGGCGGTGGAAGTGGTCTAGCACAAGTTGTTCAAGCGCCACAGGCTACACAAGAGGTCCTACAACAAAGCAAAGAGTTAAGGGAGATAGTGAATAGATTACAGACCAGCCCAGCGCAGCAGACACTGATAGGACAAGAACAAGGCGGTCAAGCCGAGCAACAAATTGCTTCAGCTGACCAGCCCGTAACACGTGGGCAATTTAGACAAATTATGGGTCATGTAGTAGGCTATCAGGGCGATCAAATGACCCTAGCAGGTGAGCGTCTTGAAGCTCTCAATCAAGCTGTTCATGCTTTGGGCCGCCCTCCTGCTCCAGCTCCAGCAGCCGAATCCGAATCTGATATCTCCATTACCGAATTGCACGATCCAGCTCAAAACATTGCTTCAACTTTGGTAGAACCGCCAGTTACTACACCAGTACGAATGGGGAGAGGTAAATCACGAACCTCTGAGCAAAATCAAAGTGACCTTGACGCTTGGGCTGCCTCGGGCTTGACGCAGAGAGAATTTGCCCAGCAACAGGGCATATCTTTTAATACTCTCGCAACTATCGCTCGTCCGCACGGCGGCATCAACGCTTACCGAAGGAGCAAAGGGTTATCTACAAAGAAAAAGAAACGTGGCGAAAAGGCATCAGAGGATAGCGATAGTGGTGATGAGACTGATTTTGCGTGAAAATTGAATCTATAAATATTCCAATCATATATAGCAATCTATCTATGATCGAGTTTAAGCTGAAAGACCGACGATTGCGACTCATTGACGGTGTGTTTTATTCGAGAGCAATTATGCGAGGAAAAGAAACAAAAAAGGAAAAATGGAATAAGATGTCATTTTGCGATAATACTGGATATTTAATTTGTGGTTTATCACTCAATAAAGTTAAATATTGGTTTCTTCAACATCGTCTCGTATGGTACGCCCATCATCAAGAGTGGGATATATTTGATAGCAGCATGAATAATTTTATAGACCATATAAACCAAAACAAGAAAGATAATCGCCTCTGTAATTTACGGAAAGCAACCCATGCAGAAAACCAACAGAACACGGATTGTAAAGGTTGCTATTTCATTGAAGCAAGGAACAAGTGGAGGGCTCAAATCAAACTCAACGGCAAAGATAAATACCTCGGATATTACGACACATACGAAGAAGGACACGAAGAATACCTCAAAGCAAAACGAGAACTTCATGCATTCTTCGTAGAAGATGAATAATTATAATATCCACATATTTCATAGATGGAAAAACTACAGATTATGTCATGCCACTGGTCACAGAACGAGTACGCCATAGTTTTGTCGCAAAAGATGGGCATCACCCTCATTCAAGGCGAATTAAAACCGAAAGATGGTGACGTATATATTGTTTTAGGAGCGCAGTACGCTACGGCTGCTTTGATCACTCTACAAAAGAATCACAAAGTAGGTTTCATTATCTACAACAGCGAGACGGTATTTAGAGACAAGTTCTACCTCGAGTTGCTAAAATCCAATCCTGTCTTTGATGCAGAGCAAAGCTCAACAGATGTTCTTAAAAAGGAACACGGCATCAACGTCCTCTCACATTATTTTTATGAGTTCATCAAGGTGGAGGGATCGGATAAGCCAGTGGATATCGGCATCATTACCAAAGATGACACCGAGCTGGTAGCAAGGCTACGAAAGAAGAACCCTGAGAAAGTAATCAAACACGTTCTCCTGAAAGAGATTAAGAATCCTAAAGAGCTGAAGGAGCTGATGTCATCTTTCAAAACATTCGTGAATGTCTATGAAGGCAGCTTTAACAGCTATATGATAAATCAAGCTCTTTCGTGTGGCTGCCGTGTCGTATCGCACAATAATGCGGATAGTTATACGCTCAAGTTCTATGACGACTATTTAACCACGAGAGATATTCTAGAGGAGTACGTATCTAGCACTGATTCTATTGAAGAGCATGATTTTAGCAGTGACGAGGATTTCAAAAATTACGACGAGCTAATAAAGCAATTAACTCGCATGATGACTGGACACAATCATTGCATCATCTCAAGAATTATTAAATGTTAGCCTAATATATAGATGTCCTTCACCAACAATGTCTTCGGCGGAGTACCACAGAACGAAATGGTCTTCAGCACCACAAACATATCCAGCGATAATGCATCGTTCATCAATTTATCAGTGTCTGATTCAGCGACCATTACCAATTTAACCACCATCAACTGGTCACAACCTAATCTCAACGCTTCTACCGTCGTGACAGATGCCCTTGTCGTCACAAACACTTCAGCAGTCAATCTTGATGTGTCAGGCGTCATGAATGTGTCTGATCTAAATATTAGTGATCTGAATGTCAGCGATATGAGCGTATCAACCATTAGTGTCGGCGACATAGTTATCGATGAGGCAGAAGTCACGACTCTTCGCTTTGATGATGTATCCAATGCAAATTATAGTGAGATGCAGCGTGACAACGACACCCTCACGATTGCTGGTGGGTATGTGAACGGAACAGGAACACAATTCAACGGCGACATCGCATTCACGCCGTATAATCTTTCCAACGCCACACCACCGAGCATGGTTGTTCAGGCATCAGACGGCAAGGTTTACATCCCTAATATGTCGGCACTTGATATTAACACCTCAGACATAACCGCAACAAACATCGTCAATACCAATCAAATAACAGCGACAGGATTAGGACTATTTAAAAGCACACTTGCCGTGATGAATCCAACATCACAGACACAAAACCTTTTTTGGAACTCGACAGCATTCCAGCTTGGAAACCTCGCAACAGTAGATTTCAATATCGGCAACGATGCATCTAATCCAAACAAGGGAATTATCGTGAGGGGTGGCACAAACTCATCTGTGGAAATCCCTATCTTAACCGCCGACAATTTATCGTCGACACTGGCGAACATATCCACGCTCAATGTAAGCACCATAAACATAGCGGATATAGATGTTCCATTGATAAACACATCACAACTGAACGCCTCCAATATCTCGGTAGATGTAGACCTTCGAGTCTTTGGAACAACAGAGACAGATATTTTACAAGCAGACACCTTGGCGGCAGGTTGTGATATGACAAGCACCCTTGAAACCAGCACGAATATGTACTACCCAAATAATTTATTGATTGATTACTCCGCACCGCAAATAGCAACCACGATTGAATTGAGTTCTAACCTATCCCTCAATGGCATAGAACTTCTCCCTGATTTAGTCACGACGGCAGTCCCTACATTTTCTATGTTGAGCGGAACGGCACAAATAACAAACGCAAACATCTCCACTTTAACATGCGATTTAACGCAAAACCTAACGGCTGGGTTTGGAATCAGTATAACATCTGTCGGTGGTAAACCAGTCATAGCAAACACAGGTGGAAGCGTAACTGATCCATTAAATCTTTCTAAACTCAACGCAAGTAATATTTCTTGTGATGGTGATATAACCACAGATACTATAACATGTGATCTGACTCCCAATCTCACGGCTGGTGCTGGTGTAACTATAACGAGTGTTGCGAACAAACCGACCATCTCAGCAGTCAATAGTGTCAGTGCAAATGTTTCAGTTTCAGATTTTATCGAGACATTACAAATTATCCCATCAGGCACAAATGCATTCCCATCACAGGGTATAGGTCAAGGTTCGCAACTTATCAGCGTTTATGATTATCAAGGCGGTACACCTTACACAGCAGCAAACCTTTTCACCGTGAATGCTGGTGATAAAATACACTTCAATTGGAAACAATCAGGTTGGGTACAGACATCACCAGGGCAGCAATCATATGTCATCTGTTATATAGTCAAGGGAACAAACGCAATACCACAAGCAGGAGACAGAATTGAGGTCGGCAGGATATACCAGTATATTTACTCACAGAGCGACCACGAGGAAATAGCAGGTTCATTCGTTTATAATGTAACAAGCACATTCAGTTTCTATCGGTCGCAGATGGAAGGTGCGAGTAATTTAGTTACA